GCCATCTTTTAGTTTTTGTATCTGATTTCTTTCGTATCTACTTGCCATGATTTATTTTGTTATATTACCAACTACCCCCTGCACCACCACCACCAAAGGAACCGCCTCCGAATCCTTTGAAAGTACTTGGGGCTACATTTACTTTTCCTGCATTCTTTGTTCCTGCTACTTGAGAACCTCTTTTTTGTGTTTGCAATATATTTTCACTTGCAGTCTTATTGGTTTTCGGGGATGATTTTGTAACCGAACTTGTTGGTTTCGGTAATTCTTTATTTACATCAACACCATTCAATCTAGTTGCAACTGCATTTGGATAATTAACAACTGTTATTTGATCGGAATATACGGTAATAAATTGTGTATAAGTAACTGATAAAGTACCTTTGTGTTTACTTGGTACAACTACTAAGTGTGAATAATTAGTTTCAGATATTTTCTTTACACTATTTATATCATAAGTTGGGTCTGCCCAATACGAAAGAAGTACATCATCATCCACAAATGGGAATACCTTTTTAGCCTCGGTAAATCTTTGATCTAAATTAGCCAAAAATTCAGATGTAAATGCATCACTTGTTGTAATTGTACCACCTTGGTCTTGTTGTGGTGTAGATTCTGTTTTACCAGTTTCTAAATTAGTTTGTGGTTTATTTACACCAGCCTCTCTTGGTGGAGTTACTGCATTACCATTTTTATCAATTTTAAGATTTTTTCCAAAATTTCCAGTTGCTGCTAATGCATCTGCTCTAGCCTGTGTTGCAATTGCATCATTTTGGAAAGGTGATGCATTAATAGTAGTACGAGCAGGTACAGCAGGTGTGGAAGTAGTGGAAGTAGGAGTTGGGGTTGTAGTGTTTGGAGAATCGGTATTTTGCACAGGTTCGGTTGCTACCGGAGTCACACCATTTGTAACTGATTCATTTATTTTATTAACAGCCTCATCCGAAAGACTAAAATTGTATAAAGCAATTCCTGAACTTCTATCTTCAATAAATTTAATAGTCATAGATACTTCAATATATCTTGGTAATAATAAACCAGCACTGTCAGTTTCCCAACTATTATTATCAGGAATACTATAAGAAAGAGAATCAATAAATCCAGTTTTATTTAAATAAATATTTCCTAATCTAAATGTAATAATTGGAGGTTGCACATAATTTTTACCATCTACTGCTGCAAAGGATGGATATGTTTGTTGGGTTAAAAATTGTAATTTTTCCCAATTAGCTGCCAATTCTAATTTATTAAAACATACAACATTTAACACGAACTGAACACTTCGTTCAACACCAGTGTATGTATAAAATTTGTAAGGATTTCCAAAAAAATTACTTGATTCCCAACTAGGTGTAGTTGATTCAGATAATCCTGTGATATAACTTCTAAAATGTACCGTTTTTGAATCTCTTAACGATTTAAACCAAAGTGGAATTAAATCTCTTCCTTCCATTTCTGATAATTCTTCAGCAGAACGAATTTTTGCTGGGGATTGATTTATAAGGTCAAAACTATTATCCAATCCATATACAGTTTTCCAAGTATTTTTCTTTCCTGAAAGTACTCCATAAGTATTTCCTTCGGTTGGGTTATATGCAGAATATACACCAGTATTATTTTTTCTATCAGAAAATCCATATTCGGTTTTTCCATATCTACCACCATTATCTTTTCTATCTACACCAAAAACTGGTGATACTAATGATAAATCGATAATAGGAGTATTTGCTTCTCGATAATCTTCTCGATAATTACCAAGAGTTTCGGAATATTTAAAATCAGGATTTGGTTTTGGATTACGAGTTTGTTCCTCAACCGCTTTATCTAATGCATCTTTACTTGCGTTAGATGTTCCTTTTAATTTGTTTTTTATCTCTACAGCTTCAGCACCAAGTTTTCTTTTTAATCTTTCTTTCTCTAATGAAGCTTTTATCAAAAAATCATTTGTTGCCTCTAATAATGGAGCCAAATCTTTTTGTTGTTGTGCTCTTTCTCTAGCTACACGAATTTTATCAGAATAACTAAATTGAGATGAATACTCATACGCTCCATTTGCAGGTTGTGCTGTGTTTGCACCCAATGCATATGGGTCTCCCAAGAAAAAATCTCGTACTTTATCTTTTACCAAGGATATACCTTGTCCTAAAAGTTGTTTTCCAATAGTTTGAGGGTTACCTCCCCCTGATTGTTTCAAAAATTGACCTAATAATGTTCCTGTTGCATCGTTTTTTATACGAGCGATGGTAATCATAGTATCAGGTTCTATGTTTCGTTGTAGTTCACCTGTGTTCTTTACATAAGTTGGTATTGTGAGTTGTGGAATACCCAATCGTGTGTTTATACCATCTCTGGCTTGATTTAATGAACTTACCTGTCCTCCAAATACAAATCTACCAAACCCACCACTAGTTATTTGTGCCAATCCTTGACCAACTACTCCACCATCCACCAACACTTGGTTGAGTCCGGTTGCTCGTTTCATTTGTTCTACTGCAGAAGTAGAACGGGTGGCAATACGAATAGATTGATTACCATATAGTAAAGGATTGTTTAATTCAACTGCAGAACGAGGTCTGATACCAGTTGTTTCAAATTCAACTAACGTATCTTTATCCGACTCTACAGCCGTATCAAAGGTTGATCCTTTAAATAAATCTAATATCGTTTTTCCCATCTAATTAAGCAAATTGAGTTCCAAATTTATTATCGGTACTCGTTTCAGTTTTTTTCCTTACAACACTTGTAACCTTTGCACTATCCATATATACATCTTTATTTGCTAAAAATGCTGCTTTTAATTCTCGTAATTCTGCAATGACACCTTCCATAGAAACCATCGGAGTTCCACCGCCACCACCTAATGAATCTGCTAATCCTGCTGGATTTTTAGTTGCTATTAAGAAATCGTCAGGATGCGTTGATACAACTTGTCCGTTTTGGACTACACCATCATTTATTGATTCACCTGATTCATTTGTTGGTGGAGCAGCTGAGCCAAGTGTACCAAATGAAACGGTATTAAGAAGGTCTCCTGCTTTAACTAATGGTTGGATAAGATATTCATCTATAACACTTGATATGGATTGAATACCTTCTGTCAAAAACATTATAAAATCCATAACCGGAGTTAATACAAATGCTAAACCTTCTGCTATAAATCCAATAACTTCAAATATTTTTCCCATTCCCCAAACCATAAAATCTATAAAGTAACCCATTGGTCCAGCATCTACTTGTGCGGCAAATAAATCACCTAACTTTCGAAATATCTCCATAATAGGTTCTATTGCTTCCATTGTTTTTGATTTTAATTCTTTAAATTTATCAAACAATGGTTGTAATCTTTCTACAACTCTTTGAATAGGTGTGATTAACATTTCTAATATCGCCCCACCTATTGCATATATTGGCCCAACTACTGCCTGAAATACATCATTCATAGCACCAAGAACACCAAAAATTATACTGAATAACGCTCCAAAAAATTTCATTATTGGTCTTACAATTACACCCATATTTTTCATTTGGTCTAACAAGTTATTCATAATAGTTGAACCAAGAGGAGCCATCATGTCCATAAATCCAGTACTCAAAGAACTAACTTCATTTTTCAATGCATCGGTTACTGATTGCATCTCTTGTTGTTTTGCTAGTTTATCGGTCTGTGCCTTTAAATCGGCCTCGGATAATTCGGATATATCTTTACCCGCATCAGCAAGAGCTAATGCAGCTGCTAAATTTTCTTTATCTAAAACTCCAAATCGTTCTCTAATTTTTTGTTGAGTTGCTAGAGATTCGATTGTCATATTACTTGCTTCTGCAATTTTTTCTTGTTCAAAGGAATTGAGTTTTGTTACATCACCTAACTTCATCACCTCATCAACCACAGCTTGTTGAGCACCAAGTACATCTTTGGTTGCTGCTAGTTGTCTTGCTCTACCAAAATTTAAATTTTGGCCTAACATAGCAGATGCTTCTAATTCAGATGATATAGATTTTTCAAAATCTAATAAATTATCTGCTACTTTACCTGCTTCTCCAATAGAGGTTCCTAATTTAGCTGCTTCAACTGCTGCATTTCTTAATTCTTCAGCCGAACCTCCAAAGTATTTGTAAGCATATTCGGAATTATCCGCCATATCCTTAATAACCTTATCAGGTGAAACACCTGCCAATTTGGCCATTTCAACAGTTTGACCTATTAATGCTTGAGATTGTTCTGCAGTTAAATCTCCAATGTTTTGGAATACTTTATTTAATTTCGTTGCTTCGGTTATCGAAACTCCAAAGTTCTTGTTTAATACTAAAATAGAACCCATTACAGCTTCAGATGGTTGTTGTAATCCATCAAATGCATTTGTAAATTCGGCTGCTGCTTTTGCTGCGTTTTCGGCACTTACACCTAAATTAGCGAAATCAACATTCGTATTACGAATGTTTTGTTGCATTCCTCTTGTTTGGGAAACTAATAAACCAGTTTCCTCTCTAAAAGCTTTTGCTGCTTGGTCAAGTTCCGAGAATCTCTTTATTGCCATAGCGATTGTTGCCACTACTGCAGCAACTACTATTAATACTGCACCAATTGCAATTGCAGTTGCAGCTGCACCAGTTGAAAGACCACCCATTGCACCTCTTAGAGCAGTTATAACACCTTGACCTTGCCCTAAATTACTTGCAAAATTTGTAGTAAATTGTTTTGATGCAACTCCTAATTGTTGTTTAAAAACCGAAGAACCCATTTTACCAAGTTTGGATAGCATACCACCAACTAGGGGAATTTCATCGAACGTATCAACTAAACCATCAAAAGCATCACCCATGCTACTTCCTAACTTTTGTGCAGCATCATCTACCTTTTGTATAGTGGTTAATCTTTTTAAATCTAATTGTAATCCTTCATTTGTTATTTGTAAAGCAGCTACCCTTTGTTCAACATCTTTTCTATTTGCATCAGTAATACCTCTTTGGAGATTATTTATTGCCTTATTATTTTTTATAATTTGTTTTTGAACATCTTCGGAATCTTCTAAACTTTTTACCGAACTTTGTAAATTTTGAATATATTTTTTTGTAGCACTACTTATATCATTTGTGTTATTAATTTGGTCTTCTAAATCTTGAACTATTGCACCAGCTATTGATTGAGATACTCTTAATGCCTCATTATATTCATTTTGTAATTTTAGTATTTCTCTTTGTTGCTGGGAATTGTTTAACATTTTTTAAAATCTTATCTAATGTTTAAAATAGCTTTGTATGTATGAGGAATTCTTTCTCCGTTTTTTTGCATTCTTTCTACTTTTTTACGAAGGGTATCCATATCATTATCCAAACTTCTAGCAAGTTTCAAAAAATCGTCATCTTTTTCTAAATTTGAAACCATTTTTTTTCCAAAAATGTAATCAACAACACCTTCTTTCATATCGTGTTTTTTCGATATAAATTCTTTTATTTTATTTTTTTTTGTTTCAGTAAGTTTCATTTTAGTTTATCTCCAATTATACTCTAATAAATATTAAATAAAAAAAAATGTGAGGAGTTTTACCTTCTCACATTTACATTTGGGCCACTTACAGCTGATTTAGATTTCTGAGATTGTTTTACATCTTCTTGTTCTCTTTTTTTAGTATCTATCAATTGTTTGTAGTAGAAATTTCGTATGTGTATTGGTAATCGATAAACTCCTTCTTGAGTAAATCCATTACCAAAATAACATAATTCAAAAATTTGTTTATGAAGTATAATTGAATAATTACTCGGAAGGCCAAAAAAACCCTACGCCCATTGGAATCGAGCGTACCTCCTTTTCTCCCGTTTGGGGGTCTTCATATTCAAACTCCATTTTCACATCTGGTTGTATTTTTTTAATGTATTCTCTAAATGCTTTAGTATCTCTAGTTAAGAATTGGTTGTTGATAAAATTTGTGATAGCACCAGTATCAGTTTTACCATTTACAGAAACAATCATGTATCTATATCTAGTTGTTAATTCAGCACCTAAAGCACCTTTATTTAATCTTTGTAGTGATTTTATATCGGCATCTATCTTTTTTTCATCACCATGTGTCAATAATCTAAATTCTAATTGATTACCATTTGATGTTGTAAATTTATATTTATTTTCTCGAGTTAATAAAGTAGTATCAACTTCTTTTACCTGAACTTTTGATAAATCAACAACTACATCTTCTTTTTCATCTAAATTGTTTGTAAGTTGAATATTATATTCAGGTCCATATCCCAAAATACGAGTTGCTAACATAATAGCATTTTTATCACCAAGTAAAATATCATCAACATTGATTTTACTATCTACTATAATAGATTCAAATAATTTATCTAAAACTATACCTTTTTTAATTAAATTTTGAGATGTTAAGATTTCTTCTTCTTTTGCAGTCATGTATTTAATTTCTATTTGACCAGAAGAGAGAGGATTTGATTCAGGATAACATAATCCTTGAGATGGAAGTGAAATTACTTCGGTTGGAAAATCATAATTTGCCATAATAAACCTTTATTTTGTTGTTTGTATATAAATATATAAATTAAAAAAAGTTGAAAAAAAAAGAGTTCTCATTTCGAGAACTCTCTTGTATAAGAAAATGAAATAATGTATTAGAATTCCAAGATTGCGTAATCGTAAGAAATTGTTAATTCGATTGTAGCAGGGTCGGTACCAGTTGCCCAATCCAAATCACCAAAGTTAGCTTGAGAAATGAAAGCTCCTTTTAGAGTCCATTGTTCGATTTTATCACCCACAGGACCTAACATATAACATTGAATATCTTTTTTATACATATCAGCATATCCATTTCTACCAGTTAATGATTCGTGAGATAAACGTATCCACTCCATTACCGCTTGTGCTCCTGAAGGAACAATTGGGTCATAAAGAGTCATTGTAATATCTTGCCACTCACCCTTGCCTTTAAGTTGTCTTTTTACGTTAATGTGATCCAGAGTAACCTTTTCAAATTGAATTGTAGGTCTTTGAGATGCTTTTATTAAATATGAAGGAATACCACCTACTTCGAAGATGAAGCGGTTCTTCATCTTCGGTTCGAAATTGGTATAGAACATATCGTTAAATTCTAATACTTCTGCCATTTTTTATTTTCTCCTATTATACTAATAAATATAATTTTTTTTATTTTTTAAATTATGAACTGAATGATGCACCAGTTGGTAAGATGTTGAAATCCAACACGATGAATTCAGCAGTTCTTGTTGGTTGTAAGAAAATCTGTCCAGCCAAGATGTTTCTATCAATTACATCAGGTGTATTGTTAGTTTCATCCATTACAACTCTGAATGCGAATAAACCTTGTCTTTGTTGGATTCCTTCCAAGTAAGGATTTACTGTATTCAAGAATCTTGAACGAGTTTGTGATGTATTTTGTTCGAATACCAAGTATCTTGAAGTAGATGCAATGTATTTCTTAACTTTAATCAACAATCTTCTTACATTGATTCTATCCAATGCAGATGCTCTATCTTGAAGAGTTTTCTGTCCAAATGCCACGATACCCTCTCCAGGGAATTGAGCGATTGGGTTTACTTTGTTCTCATATAGAGTATCTCTTTCAGCATGAGTTAATCTATTCAATACACTAACTGCTCCAGTGATACCACCTCTATTCAAACCAGCTGGTGCGAACCATTCTGCTGCAATAGCATCATTGGCTGCGTAAATTCCTGGCATTAATACTGATGGTGGAACAATTGTTAATTTATTTGTTCTTGAATCGATTGTTTTAACCCAAGGGTAGTATGCACCTACATAGTTAGAATCTACATTTTGTGCTTCCAATGTTACCAAATCAATTGAATCATCGTAATCACTCAATTCACCAATGTAGAATGCATCTTCTCTAGCTTCTACCATATCAACAATCTTATCGAATACATAAGAGTGTAATCTTCTAACAACACCAGGTGCAGCTACCAAGTTGATATCAAAATCATCAGGGTTAGATACTGCGTTAATAGCTTTTACATAAGCAATTGAACCACTTGTTGTAGGATTAGCTAAGTTAAATCCTTGTGAATTACCAGAACCCCATTCAGTATCATTATTTTTTGCCAAAGCGTGTTTTATA